GCAGTTGTACAATCTGACGATGAGTTAGATGAGTACACAAAAGGTGTGTCTAAAAGAGTAAACAAACTTACTCAAAGAGCAAAAGAAGCTGAACAAAGAGCACAGTATCTTGAGCAAGTAGCAGCTCAAAAGGATGCTGAAATAAATGCTTTGCGTACACATACCAATGAACTTGGTGCACAAACTTTGCTTGCAGAAGAACAATCTATTGAAGCAAAAGAACAACAAGCCAACGAGTTGTACAAAAAAGCTGTTGAATCAGGTGATGCAGAGCTTATGTCTAAAGCAGACACTCTTAAAAGCGATCTTTCTATACAGAAAGAAAAAGTACGCATGGCTAAAAATAGAAAACAAGAGCCACAACAAGCACAACCAGTGCAACAAGTACAACCACAGGTTCAACAACAAGCTGATCCACAGCCTACTAGAGAGGCTTTAGATTGGGCAAGTAAAAATACTTGGTATGGAGATCAATCTAACCAAGAAAGTGTTGAAGCAACCCAATTTGCGTATTTTACTCATTTTAATTTAGTCAATGAAGGCTTTGAAGCTGATTCAGACGACTACTACAATGAGTTAAACAAAAGAGTTTTTAAAGTTTATCCTTCATTGGATAATAATGAAAAAGCCGAAGTAAAAGATGATAGACCCTCTGTGCAAAGAGTCGCATCTGCTTCTGTAGGAAGTCGGCAAAAAACACAAGCTAAAAAGAAAGGCGTGACTTTTTCTAAGTCCGAAGTAGATCGCCTCAGAGGGTTAAAACCTTACAACATGTCAGAAGATGATTGGTTGAAAAGAGTAGCCCAAGAGAAACAAAAAATTTCACAAAGAGAGGTAATCTAATGAAAGACGAAAAGAATTTGGACATGACTAGAACTGTTCGTGATTCCGAGACACACGATAAAGAGGCTCGTAGAAAACCATGGCGACCAGTCAGAAAACTTGAAACTCCTCCACCACCTGAAGGTTATGAATACAGGTGGATTAGAGAAGCAACTTTAGGTCAAGAAGATGCAAATAACATGAGTTACAGACTAAGGGAGGGTTGGGAACTTGTACAAGGTTCTGAGCTACCTGAAGGATGGCATTTTCCTACTATCGAACAAGGCAGGATGGCAGGCGTAATTCACAACGAAGGACTCGTTTTAGCAAAAATGCCAACTGAGACTGTACAAGAAAGAAGAGATCACTACGAGGGTAAAACTCGTCAGGCAAATGAAGCGTTAGACAATACTATGTTTAACGATTCTTCTAAAGACAATCGATATGTTAAGTATGATTCTAAGCGAGAATCTCAAGTTACTTTTGGACAAAAAAAGTAACTAATAACAGGAAACTAAATTATGGCAAATAAAAATGCTCCATTTGGTCTAAAACCTGTTCGTATGATGAGTGGTGCACCTTATTCAGGTGGACAATCAAGATACAGAATCGCTAGTGGTGCGACTACCCCAATTTATCAAGGAGACTTGGTTACTCAGCTAACAGCAGGAGTATTGGGCAGACACGCCGCTACTGGAACTGTGCCTATTATTGGAGTTTTTAATGGCGTAAGCTATACAAATTCTTCAGGCGAACAGATTTTTAGCAACTATTATGAAGGAAGTATTACTTCCTCTGATATTATGGCTCATGTGATAGATCACCCTAATGTTGTTTTTGAAGTGCAATGCAATGCAGCTTTTCCAGTTGCAGACTTGTTCGGAAACTTCGACATTGTTGATGGATCACCTGTGGGCGACACGAAGTCAGGAAGATCAAATACTGAATGTGCAGTTAGCACTGGTAACACCACTGCTACACTACCACTGAAAGTCTTAGATATTTCTGAAGACCCTGATAACTCGGATGTAGGTTCGACTGACACTAATGTTCTATGTGTGATTCAAAATCATATATGTGGACAAAAAAGTGCAGGTTTAGCATAAGGATATAAATTATGGCAATTTCAAGAGCACAATTAGCGAAGGAACTTGAACCCGGTCTGAACAGTTTATTTGGACTTGAGTACGATCAGTACCAACAAGAATATACTGAAATTTTTTCTATCGAAGACTCTCAAAAGGCTTTCGAGGAAGAAGTATTGGTTATGGGTTTTGGTTCAGCACCAACTAAGTCTGAAGGTCAAGGAGTTGTTTTTGACAATTCTTCTGAAAGTTATACAGCAAGATATACGCATGACACGATTGCGTTAGCTTTTGCACTAACAGAAGAAGCAGTTGAAGATAACCTCTACGATTCTTTAGGAAAAAGATATACAAAAGCACTAGCACGATCAATGGCTAACACCAAAGAAGTCAAAGGTGCCAATGTACTCAATAACGCATTTTCTACCAGTTTTACTGGTGGTGATGGAAAACCTTTAATCGCTACAGATCACCCACTTGCAGGTGGTGGAACTGCTGCGAATAGAGCGACTTCTATGGCTGACCTCAATGAAACTTCATTGGAAGATGCACTTATTGACATCTCAACATTTACAGACGATAGAGGTCTAACAATCTCTGTTAATGCTTCAAAACTTGTGGTTCCACCACAGTTAGTTTTTGTTGCTGACAGAATATTGAACAGCACTCTAAGACCAGGTACATCAGATAATGATATTAACGCTATCCAAAACACAGGTGTTTTACCGGGTGGTTATACAGTTAATCATTACTTGACTGATCCTGATGCTTTCTTCTTGCTTACATCTGTTACAGATCAAGGCGAGGGTCTAAAAATGTTCCAAAGAACAGGCATGGAGACTAACATGGAACCTGATTTTTCTACTGGTAACATTCGTTACAAAGCTAGAGAAAGATACAGCTTCGGTTTTTCAAACTGGCGTGGTATTTATGGTTCACAAGGAGCTTAATTGAACGATTTGTAATAGCGTTTATTACTCAACTATTACTTAAAAAGGGCTCAAAAGAGCCCTTTTTTTTCGACTTTTTTTAAATAATACGACATATCAGTGACTTACAATGTGTAATATATGTGTAAAAAGTTGTACATTTATGTAAAAAGATGTATATTACTTATATGGGAAATAAATTAAATAACAAAAAAGGAGAAAATATGACAATTAAGTTAGTAAGAATTAAAAATGAAACATTTACTGATGATCCTGATAAAAGACTTTATGTTTATGGTCAATACACAATTAGAAATGATTGTGACTGGTATGGTTGGAAAGTTTTTGATGGTGACAAACAAATTAATACTAAGGGTTATTGTTTTAAAGCATCTAAAGATTTCTTAAAAAATTATATTAATCAAAATTCTCAGGAGGTAGCGTAATGACAAAATATAATGTTTATCAGATCAAAGAACGAGAGTGGAAAAAGAAACACAGAGAGCAAAATAAAGACATTTTGTTTGTTGGTTCTAAAAATTATTTACCTGCTGACTTTGAATCTTTCAAAAAAGTTTGCACAGTCAATGCAAATGGTGGTCTTGTCCAAGGCGAAACTCCTTATGTCATCGACAGCTTAGAAGAGGTCTTCAAAGTTTTAAATGGTGCCTACTACAACGAAGAACAAAACGAAGACATTGTTTTTGATAACCATGTAAGTGATTTTGAGATGAAAACAATTACAAGAGACAATGGTGAGGTTGTCACTTTTCGTAACATGCACTCTTTAAGCATTGGAGATATTGTTGAAAAAGATGGTGTTCACATGATGTGTGACAAACGAGGTTGGACTCAAGTGGAGGTAGCGTAATGAAAAATCAAATATTTAAAGAGCTAACATATTACATATCTAGTGGAGAGCTAACAGCTATGTATACTCTTTGCCTTGGTTATGGGCATGACTCAAAGGGTGATTATATTGTAAACCTTTCTACTGACCCTAAAAAAGCAGTGAGCAAGGCTATGAAATATGTCAAAAAAGCAAATGACATTTATCCTCTTAACATATCATATGCTGATGAAAGCCTTAACGACATCATCAGAAGGAATCAAGATCAAGTTGAAGCTGATAACCTTAGAAGAAAAGAAGAGAACCTTGCTAACTGGATCGTAACTTCTAAAGAGTTAATTTCTCAAGGCAAAAATCCTTTTGATAAAATTTGGTCATATGGTCATGTAGTAGGTCATTATTTTCTTGATGACATGTCTCAAGAAAGCATTAACTACTGGGCAAATCTTACTGAGTACAAAAGTGAGATTCATGAAGCCATGAGCAACATATGTAAGCCACAAGCTATTTACATTCCTAAAAATGCCAACAAACATTTTGGTTCTGTTGGTGACAAGGTTACTGTCAAAGCCTTTGTTCTAAGCCAAGATCATTATGAAAATGGTTTTGGTTACAACAATTATTCTGTAAAAATAAAATACATTACAGAAAATGGTGAAAGGCTAGTAACCAATGGTGGTGATGGAACTAAGTTTAATGAAGCTATTTGGGATTCTGTCAATACTTGGGTTGAGCTTGAGGCTACTGTTAAAACACACAACGAGTTTACTCCAAAGGTTGACTATACAGAGGTTTGTGAAAGAACTGGTGAGTATCTTTGCAAAGAAAAGGATGGTGACAAGACTTGGAACACCACTTCACTTATTAGACCAAAGCTAATTAAAGTTTTTGAGAAAGAATCAGAGGTAGCCTAATGAACCCATAAAACTTAAAACATTCTATTTGCTAAATCATGCTCCAAGGAGTATGATTTTTAGTATCTAGGATATTTTAACTTGTTCTACAGACTGACCTAGCAGACAAGCCAAGACAGTAGAACTTATTTCCTTGGAGGAAATTATGGCTAAATCAACTTTTTCAGGTCCAGTCAAATCATTGGCAGGATTTATTTCAGCAGGTAACGCTAATGTCGTTAGCTTAACTGCCGATACTACTTTAACAGTAGCATCACATGCAGGTAAGGTTCTTGTATGTAACGATGCTGATGGTAAATTTACACTACCTTCAATCGTAACCACTGCTCCTGATAGTAATGACGACCCAAATCAATTAAACAACCTTGGTGCTACTTTTACATTTATCGTAGTAACAGCGGCAACTGATATGGACATTCTTACCGATGGCACAGATAAGTTTGTTGGTGGGTTATACACAGGTGTAGATGATTCAACAGGAAAAACTTTTATTTCTGCTTCAGCTAACGATGTAATTACCATGAATGGAACAACTAAAGGTGGACTTGTAGGTAGTATTGTAAAATGTACTGCTATGGCAACTGCTAAATATGCTGTAGAAGGCATTATTTTAGGTTCAGGAACCTTAGTCACACCATTTGCTAATAGTTAATAGTAGGAGCTTATTATGGCTGATGTAGTAACATCACAAACCATTCAGGATGGGCAACGCAAGGCTGTTATGAAATTCACTAATGCCAGTGATGGCAGTGGTGAGTCTGCAGTAAAAAAAGTTGATGTATCAGCTTTAAATTCAAATGCAGCAGGCGTTGCTTGTACTTCAGTTGCAATAGCAAAGGTATGGTGGGCAACAACAGGTATGGGTGTCAAAATTGATTTTGATGCCACTACCAATGTTTTAGCTGTAACCTTACCTGCTGATTCAACTGGTGACGAGTATTACGATGATTTTTCAGGTATTCCAAACAATGCAGGCAGTGGTGTAACAGGCGATCTTGATTTCACCACAGTAGGTCATTCTAATGGCGATACTTATGTCATTATTCTTGAATTAATTAAAAACTATGGATAGATGGCAACATCAAGCAGTAAAAATTTTGAACCTGATGTAGGTGAATTTGTAGAAGAAGCATTTGAACGATGTGGTTTAGAGCTTCGCACAGGTTACGATCTTAAAACAGCACAAAGAAGTCTTAATCTTCTGTTAGCAGAATGGGCTAACAGAGGATTAAACCAGTGGACTATCACCCAAAAGACTGTGGCTATGGTTACAGATACCACTTCTTACAACATAGACACTACTAATAGCACTGCACCCATTGATGTTTTAGATGCTTTTGTTAGAGAAACCATTGGCTCTGATGTGACTGACATTGCTATGGCTAGAATTAGTCGTTCACAATACTCAGCTATACCTAACAAAGCACAAACAGGTAAGCCAAATCAGTTTGTTATAGACAAACAACTATCTCCAACCATAAGTGTTTATCCAACACCTGATAAGTCTGCAACATACACTGTGTACATGAATGTGCTTACACGCATGGATGATGCTGATGTAGGTGCTAACACCATGGATATGCCTTATAGGTTCTATCCATGTTTAGCGGCAGGTCTTGCCTATTACATATCTCTTAAGAAAGCACCTGAAAGAACACCTATGTTAAAACAGTTGTATGAAGAAGAGTTTTTGCGAGCCATGAATCAGGATGAAGAAAGAGCTTCGTTTCGTGTTAGCCCTGATCTAAGGAGTTATAATTCAGCCTAATGAGTGCGTTTGCAAGTAATAAAAATGCTTATGGAATTTGTGATATAACTGGTTTTCGTTACAAATTAATAGACATGAAAAAAACATGGAATGGTCTTTTGGTAGGACCTGACCAGTTTGATCCTAAACATCCACAGATAGAACCAAGAAATGTAGCTACCGATCCTCAAGCATTACAAGACCCACGACCTGAGACAGCAGACGATAACAATTTTTTTACAGTCTATACCAATGTTGGTTTAGGTAAGTTA